AATGGATGTCAGCGTACCATCCCGGAAGGGCCTCCGCATCCACTGGTTTAGACCAGTGTTCATGCCTATCCCTAAACGGAATTGATGGATCCGCCTTATTCTCACGCTGGAGCTCTTTCCTAAAGAGCTCACCCCAATTTGGGGGCTGCTTGTGTTTAACACGAGCTGATAGCGTAAGGATACGATGTTCAAATCTTTGAAGCTCTTTGTTAAAGCGCTTCTTAAATTTGGCATCATTACTATCGCCAGGTGAAACCCGAAGACACCCTGGATAGGGCATCTCGGACCTGGGAAATGAGTAGCCGATCTCTTCCTCCAATATATGGATCAGAGAGGTCGATTCCTCATACCCAAATTTAGCTATAAAAGAATTAGCTAAATCCGCGACAGTGCAGACTCCTGTACCTTGACTGGAAGGTAACTTCCGGACTCTTACGGGTGTGACGTCATAACCATTATGATAATCACCACCGCAGGATTCCCGGAATGGACCTTTCACGAAGCACTTGTTTCGATTAGCTAACAGGCCAATCGATTCAAGGGCCTCAATTATAGGATCAGCAAAAGTAGACCCTACAATTATGTCGTCGCCATATACGTACACGGGATGTTCTGACACGATCTTAGACTTCCTATTTCTAGGAAGCGCGAAGGAACCGTGTTCCCGTTCGTATAATACAGCCTGTGCGCACGCCCAAAAGACGAGCGCTTCAACTGGAAAGCAACAAGCACTACCCATCGGGGCAAACTTGTTTAGCTTGACTACACTCCCATCCGGTAGGATTGTCTCCTCGGAGCGGCATGCTTCGAGGCACTCAACCCACCGCGCAGGAAAAACAGCGCGGATAAGGCTAAGTGAAACCCTATCAGAGGCCTCTGACAGATCGATGGTCGCACATTCACCGTCAATTGACGACGTTTGAGCTTTCACCCTGTTTAGAGACTGGTCAGAAAAATTCACCTGACCACGAGTTAAGTAGTGGTTCTCGATGACCCCGTAGAGCTTTCTCATGAGGCCTTGCTGTATGAACATCATTTCAGCAGGCTCACATGAGATTACGCGGGGTCCACGAGCGTCCTTAGGCACTAAAACAACACGTGCCTGAGGGACCAGTATTACATCAGCTCTTTCAATCATACCCATCTCATCAACTAGATGAGATGTGTTGAAGAAAAAGTTGTCGGTGTAAGGGTAGAGTACATCAAGCTTCGGTATCCACCGAAACTTGTGCCACTTTTCCCAATTCACAGTTCGGCAAGCGGTTGAACCGCTTCCATGACATGGCCGCACGTCAGTAGGATCCTCATTACAAAGGATCCTACTGATAAGTGCTTTCATGTGCTTTAATAGAAGAGAAGTGTTATTACCTTCACGACTATCAAAAGCAGTAAGACCTGAATCAGTGTTTCTAAACTGAACCAGGAATTTCTCAACTGTGGACGCATTATACTGAACCTCCAGTTTATAGAAGATGTAAGACATTTGCCTTACAAAATCTACGGCTAAGGAGTCCCCTTCTAACGCGTGCTTGATAGCATCTCCCAAAAAGTTGGGTATAGCAAGGACTTCGCTATGAATCAAATCCAACGATTCATCGCTAGTCTCGGCTGAGACGCCAAAGAATGATCTAAATAAAGGATCATCCCAAACGACCAACCGATCCGAAGTGGAAAATCCCTCCGGACAATCCCATACTGCTGTAGCATGGAATGTATCAAGTGCCTTACCAATTCCTGGTAAGGTCATCGTTAAGAAAGGTAAACCTTCGTGTTCGGCCCTAAATCTAAAGACAGTTAAGTCTTTAGTGGATATATAGGGTCGATAGCGATGGTTTGTCGCTAGGTTCTCCCATAAGAGGAGAAGGCTTTTCAGACTACCCATAAGGATGGTCTCCTAGAGCCACCAGTGACATAACCCGGGCAACGTCCCTTAATTGCACCGCCTAATCGGCGAAGAAACTAATTCGCTAATTGGTTCTGAATAACAAAGTTATACTTCGTTGTTCAGCACCGCCGTAACATTCGCGTTTGCGCCACCCTCGATGAGAAAATCGATTATACGATTAACCTCTTCAAGGACTATGGCGTTCGTGATTGCCACGCTGGGCGGCCGCACGATCGTTAGATTTACAACTAACGTCTGCGGGACAAGCAAGGCGTCTACGACTGTTCGCCGTAAACTGACCAAGTGTCCTGTATCCCCATTCTTTCTTGTCTCGTGAGAGACAATAAGAGTCTGGTCGGCCGGAGGGGTCACCCCCGACACGCCGAACTCGGACCTGCCAGCATCCTGACTACGAGCCGTATAAACAACGGTATTCGTATCAACGTCAGTGGCAGAATCTTTAGAAAGGGTCTGGGTTATTGCGAGACTCATGATGGTGTCTCCACCCCACGAAGGGGCTTGTTGTCCTAGTTAGCGATATAAAGATAATCGTAACCAAGATGCCTTAAAAAGGCGGATAATTGCATTACTGCAAATAGTTAATCCTCAACCAGAACTGGTTGTAGGACAGCCTATGCTCGTAGATCCAGTCAACTTTTATTTTGACGGAGCGAGCACAGTAGCCAATGCCGCTAATAGCGTCCACTGGTTTTTAGTCGGGTTCCTGAAACCAATGTCAGTAAATTTACTGGCGTCAGGTAGTATCGGATAACGAACAAAATAGTCTTCTGTTGTTACCGAACCCGGCCAAGTCGTCGTCGAAGATACTGAACTTCCCAAGTCCAGCACCGTAAACGACTCGATTGTCAACTTCTGTTTATACTGAAGAAAAGAATCAGTATAAATAATCGGGAGTTCCAGCGCATCTACCTTGAAACGCTCAAGCTGCTGACCAACGTTAAAGAACCAATCGATAACGAAGGTGAACGGCAATGCGTCCCAGACGATGCGCGGGTTGAGCTCGAATCCCAAAGTGTCTAAGACACCGCGGAATTCCTCATCAAAGGTATCCAAGGCAATAATACGCCCGGGAGTCCAATAGATGAAGCTCTCAACTTTTTGCTCCAATTTAGCTGTCCAACGGTAAACACTACCGTCAGGGGCAGTTGCGGAGCCCGATTTAACAGTCGTGGCTGATAAGAGAACTCTACGGTCGTGTAGAAACACACCGTATAGCGACTTAAACAGCTTTATCCGATCCCGCAGACGAGAGAGTCCTGTAAACGAGTCGGTCAGATCGCCTAATGTAGGCTTCCAACCAAACTTGTAATTCAGGAACCCACCCGCCACGTTCTTGGCTAAACCTACACTCTTCCTCCAGAGCTTAGTAAGCGTCTTTACATCCTCAATATCCGCAAGGAAATTAGGGATGGAGACGCTAGTAAGATCTGTATAATTAATGCGCCCAGCGGCGTCATTAATATATGCTTGTCCGTTTTGGAACAGGAAAGCCGGCCCTAGGGTTCCCCCCAGGGCTACTTTTCCAGCCGTTTCCGCAAGCAGATGGTTAGCGACAGACTTCAAGTGGCCCGACCAATATTGGTAGTACCACCCTGGGTGTGACCCGTCAATGATGTTTATTCGTTGACTTTGGGTCACGTCACCATAGTAAGTCCGTCGAGTATTCGTATGTACACAATAGTTCGATTGGATCTTAGAAGACCCTTTCGGACGAGTCGTGTAAACAATATCAGAGACCCCTTCTCTAATTCTAACAGAATCAGATGTGAGGTCTGCAGCCGTTTGAACGTTAGACGCATTAAACTGCCTATAACGGGCAGGTTGCGACTCGTTTACGGTTGGTATTGTCTTTGATTTATGAATGGTTTTTGACCAAGCATAATGATATGGCATACGAGTACCTTTCTTGTGTAGACACTATGTCTAAAGTTGCCCTCTCGGGCGAAAGTTTCTCCCCGGCGCCAAGCCGGG